AAGGTATTATGTCTACTAAAGAAGCTAGCCCTATGATGAAGGGTATAGAAGACACTGTTAAGATGTTACAAAAAAATCCTAAAAGACCTGGTGGAGCATTGGATCCTGCAACAGGACTTACGAGAACTGCTGTAAGACAGATATTACAAAAATTAGCTAGAGAAGGTAAAATTAATATACCTGATAAAAAAGAAGCAGATGCTATTATAAAAGGTTATCAAGGAGGAGTTGATCCGATTGAAGTTTTTAGAAAAACTTTTGGTCAAGATGTATTAGGAGATGTTGCTAATCTTTCTGAAGAACTTATAGAAATAGATAGACGAGGAGGTAGCTATAAAGATTTAAATACCGTCTTAGATGATGCAGGTTTTTTTGATCTTAAACAATCAGCAAATCCACCACAAGGAATGACAAATGATGAACTATTAAGTTTTATAGACGAAGTTGATGAAACAAAAAAAATAGCACCTAAAATGGTAGAACGATTTGAATTAAAACAAAAGTATCCAGGCATTGAAGAAGATCTTTTAACAAATATTATTGACGATACAGATCCTCAACATAAGGCAGAAGTATTAGCACAATTAGATCAAGTGTTTGAAATGATGAAACAAGGTAAAAGCCCCGATGAAGTTGTAGATATTCTTGAAAATTTAAAAAATACTAGAAAAGATAATGCACAAGGCGGCCTTAACTATTTAATGGGTCTGTAATGAAAATTGGTGAATACGAACAGATGATGTCATATCTGACCCGTAGAAAAAACTTTGCTGAAGCAGGATCTGCTAAAGTAGATGGTAGAACGACTAGAGGTATAAATGTAGAAAGAAGAAATGTAATTAAAAATATTTTAGAGCAAGACATAGAAAATTTTAATAAAAATAAAAAACTATACTCTGGTCAAAAATATCCTTTAAATTTAGATAAAATTCAAAAACTTGTTAAAGAACAAACCGGAACTTTACCAGATGGTTATCTCATAAATGAATCTTTAGAAAAATTAGATCCGGAAATAAAATCAAATATAGTTAAAGTAGAAAAAGGTGGTGTCACAAGTTTAACACCAAAAGAAGAAAAATATTTTTCTAAAAACTATAATAAAAAAACTTTATCACAAATGTCTGCAGAACTTACCAGACTTCCTTATGATAATAAAATTAATAAAGCAAAATACCAACAGTTAATGAGATATAATCTTACCCAATCTAAGCTGGGTAATATTAAAGAAGGAGAAACAATAAAAGGAACTAGGCCTAAAGGATCTACTTTAATGGATGAAAAAGGTTTTGGAGCATATAAAAAAGCACAACAAAGTTTAATGAATTTAGATCCAGATACTTTTAAAAATTTAACACCAGCTCAAGTTGATGGAAAATTAAAAAAATCATTACAGTTTTCAAAAGTAAGAGGAGCTTTTGATGTACCAAAATCTTTAACTCCAAGTTTTGAACATTTTCAAGGTGTAACACCCGGAACAATTATTCAAGATCCAAACGCTTTAAAAAAAGTAGGTATTACTACACGAGATTTTAATTTTAATGTTTTAGGTGCTAAAGCAAAAAACAATATTTATAAAACAATTAAAAATGAATTACGAACAGCTAAAGAGTCTGTTAAATTAGGGGATAATAAAGCTGCTAAAGAATCACTTAATACTATTAACGAAATATACGACGATGTAGCTAAAAAATTAAAAACAATTAAGAGAGATAAATTACCTAAATATAATTTAAATAAAAATTTAATTAAAGAAACAAATTTAAAAACTGTAGATTTTGATATTGAAAAAAGATTAGGAAATACAATTGAAGATTATGTAAGATTTGTAGCAGCGGGTCCTAAAAAAGATGTTGCTAAGATTAAACAACCTAATTTAAAAAAGGTTGTTAAATTAGTTAAAAAAGGAGATGATAAAGCAGTTAAAGAATTAATTGATTCAAGATTACCTGCAGTAAGATCAGGACAATTATTTTCTAATCCAATGGCTGATCCTGCTTTATTAAAACAAGGTTTAAAAGACATAGGCACTTTTGGTAAATATGCATTACAAGTTGCAGGAACACCTTTAGGTGTTGTTGGTTTAACAGCAGGCTTAGGAGTAGATCCTACTTCTTCAATTGATAGATCAACTCTTGCTGCAGAAGCTGCTTTAGCACCAGCACTTGTTAAAGGTACAGATGCAGTTACAAAAAATGTACTTTTGAAAAAACTTTTAAATTTAGGTATGTCTCCAAAAATGGCAATGCGTGCAGCGAGAATTGCATCACCTCTTGGTATTGCATCTTTAGGAGGAGAAGCTGTATACCAATATGGTAAGTTTGCAAAAGGCGAAATAGAAAAATTAAAAAACATGGAACCTGATGAAAGAAAGGCTTACACTGAAGCTTTAATGGATGAAGGTGGCTTACTTGAATAAGTACCCAAAAAAACACTTACTACCCCCTGAAGCCGGACCCACGCCTCAGGGCTTGAATATTAACTACAATACTGTTAAAACAGTCAAACAATCTGGAGAAAAAATAAATGGCGGATATAGACAAAGCACTTCCAAACGAAGTATTAGATCAACTAGAAATAGCTAAGGAAGAAGAACAGTTAGTAGGTGATGTTCAAGAGGAAGCTCTTGGTAATAATGAAGTTGAACAAATAGAAAATGAAGATGGATCGGTTGATATTAACTTTGATCCACAAGCAAATCCTACAGAAGGTGGCGAAGGTCATTACGAAAACTTAGCAGAATTTTTACCAGATAATGTTTTATCATCATTATCTTCAGATCTAAATTCAAAATATATGGATTATACTTCTTCTAGAAAAGATTGGGAGAAGACGTATATCCAAGGTTTAGATTTATTAGGTTTTAAATACAATCAAAAGACAGAACCTTTTCAAGGAGCAAGTGGTGTAACTCACCCAGTATTAGCTGAAGCTGTAACCCAGTTTCAAGCATTAGCTTATAAAGAATTATTACCTGCAGATGGCCCGGTTAGAACTCAAGTTTTAGGAATGCCAACTCCAGAAAAAACAGATCAAGCATCACGTGTTAAAGATTTTATGAATTATCAAATCATGGATCAAATGAAGGAATATGAACCTGAGTTTGATTCTATGTTATTTCACTTACCTCTTTCAGGTAGTACTTTTAAAAAAGTATACTACGATGAAATGGAACAAAGAGCAGTATCAAAGTTTGTTCCAGCAGATGATTTAATTGTTCCGTACACAGCTACCTCATTAGATGATGCGGAAGCAATTATTCATCGTGTTAAGATTTCAGAAAACGAATTAAAAAAACAACAAGTAGCAGGATTCTATAGAGATATAGAATTAGGTAAACCTACACCAGGAGAATCTGAAATAGAAAAAAAAGAAAGAGAACTAGAAGGCACAAAAAAATCAAAAGAAGAAGACATATATACAATATTAGAATGTCATGTAGATTTAGATTTAGAAGGTTTTGAAGATGCAAATCCACAGACTGGTGAGCCCTCAGGAATTAAAATACCTTACATTGTAACTTTAGAAGAAGGGTCACGTGAAATTCTTTCTATTAAAAGAAACTATGAAATAGGTGATCCATTAAAAAACAAAGTACAATACTTTGTTCATTTTAAATTTTTACCAGGTTTAGGTTTTTATGGTTTCGGTTTAATCCACATGATAGGTGGATTATCACGTACTGCAACCTCAGCTTTGAGACAGTTATTGGATGCGGGAACGTTATCTAATCTGCCAGCTGGATTTAAACAACGAGGTATAAGAATTAGAGATGATGCACAATCAATTCAACCAGGTGAGTTTAGAGATGTAGATGCACCAGGTGGTAATTTAAGAGATTCATTTATGATGTTACCATTTAAAGAACCAAGTCAGACTTTACTAGCATTGATGGGAACAGTTGTTCAAGCTGGTCAAAGATTTGCATCTATTGCAGATATGCAAGTAGGTGATGGTAATCAACAAGCAGCAGTTGGAACTACAGTTGCTTTATTAGAACGTGGCAGCAGAACTATGTCTGCAATTCACAAAAGAATTTACTCAGCTCTTAAAAATGAATTTAGATTAATGGCTAGAGTATTCAAATTATATCTACCACAAGAATATCCGTATGATGTCGTTGGGGGTCAAAGAATGATTAAACAACAAGACTTTGATGATCGTGTAGATATATTGCCAGTTGCTGACCCTAACATTTTTTCTCAAACACAGCGTATTTCCCTCGCTCAAACGGAACTCCAACTGGCACAATCAAATCCACAAATGCACAATTTGTATAATGCTTATAGAAGTATGTACGAAGCTTTAGGTGTAAAAAATATAGATTCTATTTTAATGAAACCAGAACAGCCACAGCCAAAAGATCCAGCGCTAGAACATATTGATGCGTTAGGTTCTAAACCTTTCCAAGCTTTTCCTGGTCAAAATCATAGATCACATATCACAGCGCATTTAAATTTTATGTCAACTAATTTAGCTAGAAATAATCCAATGGTTATGGCAAGTTTAGAGAAAAACATTTTTGAACATATTAGTTTGATGGCGCAAGAACAAGTTGAATTAGAATTCCAAAAAGAAATGGAACAGATGCAACAGATGCAACAACAAATGCAACAGATGCAACAGAACCCTCAGATGGCTCAACAGGCTCAACAAAATCCACAAATGATGCAACAAATGCAAATGCAAAATCAACAAATGCAAATGCAGATGCAAGAAATGAATCAAAAAATAGAATCTAGAAAAGCTGAACTTATTGCTGAGATGATGGAAGAATTTATGCAAGAAGAACAAAAAATTACATCACAATTTGATAGCGATCCTATTGCAAAACTAAGATCTAGAGAGTTAGACATTAGAGCACAAGAAAATGCTCGTAAAGAAAAGGAAGCTAACGAGAGAATGGACCTAGATAAGATGAAAGCAATGATGAATCAACAAAATCAAGAAGATAAACTTGAACAAAACGAAGAATTAGCAAATTTAAGAGCTGATACATCAATTGAAAAGACAATTTTAGGAAAAACACTACCTAATTCCGATTCAATGGTGCCTAACGTTTCAATAATGCGTAAAGGGTAGTGACAAAAACAAAAAAACAAGTTAAAATAAATAAATAAGGAGACAATATGAAAAAATATAACGATATTTGTGGTAAAATTGTAGATATTCCATCTGAAGACAAGATGAATCTTGAAATTGACCCAAGATCTAAGACAACAGCTGATGGTTCTTTTAACTACATCGCAAAAGGCGAAGAAGTTCAAGTAAAAGGAACTAAAAGAATGTTAAAAAATAAATCTAAGACTGCTAGGTGGATTTAAATGTGGTTTTCGGCAATTAAATTAGCCGTATCTGCTGGTAGTAAGATTTACGCTAACAAACAAAAGACTAAAATTGCTATGTCTGATGCACAATTAATGCATGCATCACGTATGGCCGAAGGAAAAGAAGCTTACCAAGGTAAACTTTTAGAAGCACGTCAGTCAGACTGGAAGGACGAGGCCGTTTTGATAATTTTAAGTTTGCCAATCGCAATTTTGGCCTGGGCAGTCGTATCAGATGATCCAACAGCGATGGATAAGGTTAAATTATTCTTCGACATGTTCTCTGAGCTCCCAAAATGGTTCACAAATTTATGGATCCTTGTCGTGGCGAGTATTTATGGTATAAAGGGTACACAAATTTTCAAAGGAGGAAAAAAATAATGAGAAGATATTTTAAAAATGGTTCATTAAAACCAATACCAGAAGGAAACAAAGGTTTACCAAATTTACCTAAAGAAGTAAGAAAAGAAATGGGTTATATGAAAGATGGTGGCCGAGTAAAAGCAGGTGATGGTCTCTATGCAAATATTCACAAAAAAAAAGCTAGGATCGCTGCAGGGTCAGGTGAAAAAATGAGAAAAGTTGGAGCTAAAGGTGCACCTACTGCTCAAAATTTTAAAGACGCAGCAAAGACAGCAAAGAAAACGTAATGTTAAAATCTAGAGGCATGAGTAGAATACTTCTTAAAAGAGGTGGGTCTCCTGCATGGACTAGAAAAGAAGGTAAATCTAAATCAGGTGGACTGAATGAAAAAGGACGTAAGTCTTATGAAGCAGCTAACCCAGGTTCTGATTTAAAAGCACCTCAACCGGAAGGTGGGGCAAGAAAAAAATCATTCTGTGCTAGAATGCGTGGAATGCGTAAAAGACAAAAACCAAGTAATAATACAGGTGATGATAGATTGTCTAAATCACTTAGAAAATGGAAATGTTAGATAATTTTATTTATAAATTCTGCGGTTTGATAGATGACGGTGTTTCTAAAATAGAAACATATGCCATTAAACTTGTTGAATGGTGCTGGCATTCAAGAGTTAATTTATTACATAAAAGGAGAAAGAAAAATGTTAAACGAAGAATTAGTAATCCTAAGTAAATTACAAAAACATCTTAAACAAAGTTATGAAGATATAGGTGACGCCATGATTGGTGGAGGTGTTGACAATATGGAAAAATACAAGTATATGTTGGGACAGGCACATGCCTATTTAAAAATATCACAGGA